GCCTCTACTGCTGCAGGTGAGGAAGCATCACAGATCGCTAATGACGCAAGAATTCAGTTCGAGTTAGCCCTAGCTAAGTACGACCTTTCTCTAGAGCAGGCAAAAGTTTTTGGTTCTGATATTGTAAGAGTAAAAGACATTCTAGGGGACCAGATTATTGAAGCCGAAGAAACCAAGGACTTAAATTCAGTTCAAAAAGAGCATTTACAATCTATCCTAACTACTCTTCAGTCTCAGGCGGAAGAGCGTATGGGCATCCAATTAGCTGCAGAGCAGAATGGTAGGGACATACTAAATGCCTCTACTGCTGCAGGTGAGGAAGCAAAACAGATCGCTAATGACGCAAAAACTCAGTTCGAGTTAGCCCTAGCTAAGTACGACCTTTCTCTAGAGCAGGCAAAAGTTTTTGGTTCTGATATTGTAAAAGTAAAAGGCATTCTAGGGGACCAGATTATTGAAGCCGAAGAAACCAAGGACTTAAATTCAGCTCAAAAAGAGCATTTACAATCTATCCTAACTACTCTTCAGTCTCAGGCGGAAGAGCGTATGGGCCTCCAATTAGCTGCAGAGCAGAATGGTAGGAGCGATGAAGACGCCCAAAGGTATGTAGACGCTAACGCATCTAATGGAACAGCGTTTTTAGCTTCTCAACAGAGTGCTAGAGAGGCTGATAATAGAGAGAAAGAACGTATTTGGCATATGAATAACTCAGAGTGGGGCAAGATTACAGCTGCATTTGGTATTGAGATGTCTGAGATTCACACTCTAGCCGCAGGTAGTATGAAGATGGCATTGGGGGAAGCTCTTAGAACGGGTAAGTTTGAGTGGAAGACTATGCTAGGATCCTTTGCTATGAGTATTGGTAACAAACTCATTTCTGCAGGTACAGACGCAGTTGTAGAGTATGGGCTAGACGCTGCTGCTGATTTTTTCTTTGCAAACGGAGGTGTAGCAGAGGGAGGGTTTAGAGCATTCGCAAATGGCGGTATGGTAACCAAGCCTACCTTAGGTCTAGTTGGTGAAGGTAAGTATAATGAGGCGGTAGTTCCTTTACCAGACGGTAAATCTATTCCTGTTATTCAAAATACTCCTTTAAACGGTGCAGGAAATACCGTTAACAATGTTATTGTTACTGTGAATATGGAGCAAGGGACTGCCAGGAAAGAGGGCAGCTCTGGCAGCGGAGGAGGTAGCGGGTTTGACTTAGAAAAACTAGGGGAACAGGTTGCTTCCCAGGTACAGCAAGTACTTCAGGATGAGAAGCGTCCTGGGGGCTTATTATCGGAGATTTAACTTATGGCATATGATTACGACGTAGAGGTAGGATTTAATCCTGATAAGGCGTTAAAGCAAGATATAAATCCTCGTATTTTGAAAGCCCAATTTGGGGATGGGTATATGCAAAGAGCTCGTGACGGTATTAATACTTTAAAGGAGACTTGGTCCTTAACCTGGACAAACAGAGGTATAACAGAGGGGCAGAAGCTTCTAGATTTCTTAGAGCATACCGAGGGGTTACATAAGTTTACTTGGACTCCTCCATATGTGTCTAGCCCCATAAAGGTGATAGTGGACAGTTGGGGGGTTTCATACCCCCAAATGGACGTATTAACTATACAAGCTAAATTTACCCGAGTTCACGATTTATAAGGAGTTTAAGTGTCTAAGTCTTCAGTACAACTAACCGAAAGAGCTACAATATCCTCTATAGCGGCTTCTTTAGAAGCGGACGCTATTATAGAGTTATACGAGCTAGATTTATCTTCTGTACCTACTTTAGGTGTTCCAGACACTCTTAGGTTCCACGCAGGTGTAACGGATCAGGATTCAGAAATTTCTTGGCAGGGTAACGTTTATAACGCTTTTCCTATTGAAGCTAAAGGTTTTGAGATGACGGGCAAGGGGCAAATACCTCGACCTAGTCTACAGGTAGCAAACATAACTACTACTTCTAATGGGCAAGGGTGGGGGAGTATATCTGCCCTAACTAGGGACTTTGACGACTTAGTAGGCGTAAAAGTAGTTCGAAAAAGGACTTTTGGACGCTTCCTAGACAACTACTGTAGTATTAATGAGCATACTCACTCTGGTAGATGTTCAGAAGATTCTTGGAATGATAGTCACACCGATTGTTGCGTTCAAGGCGGAGGTGCTTGGGATGCAGACGAAGCTACCTGTATAGGTAGTGAGTATACTTGGGTAGGGTACTCTTGTCATACTTGTGCTATACCCCATTGCTCTGACTTTGCGTACACAACGGAATCTGCGTGCGAGGAGGCAGAGAAGTTTTGGTACACTGAAGGTGTGTGGCACGTTAATAATAAAAGCAACTGGGTTGCTCTTAATACTGCTGAATGGGGTCTTGAGGGGGGCCAAAATCATTCCCATTCTATAACAGTACCTCCTGAAACTTTATGTTCTTTAGGGGAGGGGTCTAAGGAGTCTATAACTTCTTGTACTAATAAGTATGTACTACCAGACATTCGAGTTTACTCTGTAGGAAGTAATGGCGAGATACTAGAGTATTACATAGAAGATGGAGGCTCTGGCTGGCCTGATGTGGTGGAGAATTTAGAGGTTGTTGCTTCTAGACTACCAGATTTAGGGGTTGGGGCAGAGGAAGGCATCTACTCTTCGCATACTCATGTAATAGACCCTCCTATCGAGGATCTGAATAAGCTTATTTCAGGAGACCTATTGGAGGTAGAAGCTAGAACTGAGTACGTTTTTGAGCACGCTCATCAAGTATTAGTTACTTATGACCCTGTAAATACCAGGTTTGTATTAGAGTTTATAGATAATTGGCTCACGGTTGCTAACCATACTACCCCCCACTCTTTAGAGTATAATGTTGTTACTTCTGCTTCTTTTTCCAACCCTCTATTTAGTGGGGGTGCACTGACTAGCTTTACCCTAGCTTCTGGAGGTATGGGGTACTCCGTCGATGACGTAATTGCCTTAAAGGATATACCGAGTTGGGTGGCCCATAGTCACGATGTGCAGCTGGAGTATAAATACCAGGGTAACGATATTAAGGAGTTAGTTAAGGGTACAGACAGTTCCTTTAAAGGAGACGTAGTCTCTTGGTTTCCTACAGTAGGGGCTGAGATAACCAGTAACTATAACGGGGAGGGAATTCTACGGATCGAATCTAACGGTATAGGGGACGGCGCTTATATGGACTTAAGCACCTTTAAAGATTCTGAGTACTTAGTAAGTTTTCAGTTTAACATTGTAGAGGGATCTGATTGTTCTGTAAAGGTAGAGTACTTAGATGCTGACTTACTTTGGGTGGAGGAGTGGTCTGAGCCCTTAGAGGGTACTGGGTGGCAGACTTTTGAAAAAGTATTCTACACATCTGCGGAGATGTATACGGCTACAAGAGTTTCTGTATTTGCAGCAGGGCCCCTTGGAGGAGAGCTTGATGAGATACTAATATCTACCTTCAATGTATCACAGACCTGGGTCAGAGGGGATATAGTTGCTAGGTCTATTACTTTTAATGATTATGACCAACACGGTTTAGAGTATATACATAATTTAATAATAAATACCTCAGACCCTACTGCATTTATGGAAGACGATATCTACTTTATAGACCGAAAGGCTGTGGAGAGTAATATTTTAATCGAGTTTGAACTTGCACCCGCTTGGGATGTGGAAGGGGTTAGACTCCCCTCTCGGGAGATTATTCAGAATACATGCTTATGGAGGTACAGAGGAGGGGAGTGTGGGTACACAGGGGATAATTACTTTGACTACAACGACCAATTAACTGTAGAGAGTCGGGATACCTGTGGTAAAAGATTAAATAGTTGTGAGCTTAGGTTTGGGTCTTCTGCTACCTTACCTTATGGAGGGTTCCCTGGAGCAGGCCTAGGAAGGTAAATTATATGATAGACTTAAGTACTGAGACACAGTTAAAGATTAAGCAGCATGCGAATAGCGTGTTCCCACAGGAGTGTTGTGGAGTCGTTCTGGACGGAGGGGAGTATATACCCTGCCGCAATATTGCTTTAGGCATGGAAGAGGATGACTTCGTGTTAGACCCAGAAGACTTTGCAGCGGCTGAGGATAAAGGGGACATTACTGCTATTATACATAGTCACCCGAATGGGGACCATAAGGCTAGTGAAGCGGACCAAGTCTCCTGCGAAAAGTCTGGTAAGCCTTGGTACATCTTATCCTGGCCAGCAGGAAACTTTGGTAGGATAGAGCCAAAAGGCTATGTGGCTCCTTTAGAGGGTAGACAATTCGCCTATGGGGTTTTAGACTGTTTATCTTTAGTCATAGATTACTACAAAAAACACCTTGAGGTAGACATAAAGTACTTTCAAACTGAGTTCGACTGGTGGAGTAAGGGGGAGAACTATTACCAAGAGAAGTGGGATAGTTGGACTGAGGGGGTCTTTACAGAGATAAAAGACCACTCGAAGTTGAAGAAACATGATATACTACTTATGCAGGTTGCTTCAAACGTTCCTAATCACGCTGGAGTTTACTTAGGAAATAACATGGTACTACACCATTTAATGGGTCGGTTATCCACTAAGGATGTATTTAGTGGGTACTTTCAAAAACACACTATTCATGTACTAAGGCATAAATCACAATGTTAAGAAAAGTTACACTATATGGGGACTTAGGAGCTAAGTTCGGGAAGCACTGGATGTTGGATGTTAAAACCCCTGGTGAGGCGGTAAGAGCAATTGAGGCTAATATACCGGGGTTTTATGACTATTTATCTGAAGTAGGTAGATGCTTCCACATTATTAAAGGCACTAAATATGACAGCGAGGAGCTAGACCTAGGAGGTATTAGTAGCCCTATAGGGAACTCCGAGCTGAAGATTATCCCTGTTGTGTATGGGGCTAAGAGCGGTTTTATGAAGTTTGTTGTGGGCGCCTTAATGGTGGTGGCGGTCATTTATACTGCCGGACTAGCTGCGGGGGCCGGCGGAATGGGATTTGGGACAACTATGTCTGCAGGTATGACTTCTTTAACAGGAGGAGGTCTACTGTCCGCAGAAGGAATAGCTATAATGGATATAGCCGCGGCGTCTTCCCTGCAAGTAGGTCTTGCAAAAATAGGGATGGGTATAGCTATTTCAGGTATAGCACAAATGCTTGCCCCTAAGCCCAGTCCGCCTTCTAGTAGTTCCCCTGTGGATAACGGGAGTTCTTACAACTTTAATGGCTCTGTTAACACTACTGCGCAAGGCGTGCCCGTACCTGTTTGTTACGGCAGATTGATTGTGGGAAGTGCTGTTATTAGCGCAGGAATAAAATCAGAAGATATAGGCTTCGTAGAGGAGGAGGCACCAGCATGACATACCCTGGAGATATAATAAGAGGTTCCGGAGGCGGTGGCAAGGGAGGTGGGGGCAAAGGCCGCCCTGCCCAAGAGGATGCAGATACCTTACACTCCTCGCAACATGCTCGAATCCTAGATGCAATTTCAGAGGGCGAGGTCGAAGGCCTGGCTAATGGGGAGAGAGGGATTTATCTAGATGAAACCCCTCTAATGGCGGAGGATGGGAGCTATAACTTTGAAAACGTCACCGTAGGTTTCAGAGAAGGATCTCAGTTTCAAGAGTATATGCCTGGGTTTGGAGGAGTTGAGTCTAGTACGCAAGTAGGTCTTACAATTAATAAGGATCTAGACACCTGCCCTCCTCAGGTAATTCACCAAGCAAACATGGATGCTATCCGTGTTACTGTGGCTTGCATGAATCTAACCACGCAGGATAAGGAAAATGGAGACATACACGGTAGCAAGGTTGAATTTGAGATATACCTTAAGTATGGCTACACAGGGTCTTGGGTTAAAAGAGCTGAAGGGATTTTTGAGGGTAAGACCACTAAGAAGTATACTCGTACATACCGACTAGAATTGGGCGAAAGTTACGAGTTAGGGGAGGAGGTTTGGATTCGAATCGACCGTATTACGGACAAGCCAGAGGATAGCTCTGAGCAGAACGAGATTACTTTTGAGTCTTATACTACCGTAATTGATAACAAGTTGTCTTACCCGAATACCTCTTATATAGGGTTAGCTATTAATGCAAAGCAGTTTCAAAGCATTCCTAAGCGAGCTTACGATATAAAAGGTATTAAAGTAAAACTGCCTAGTAATTATAATGGTTATGACCCTGAGACCTTACAAGTGGGAGACAACCTATACGAAGGGCACTGGGATGGTCAGCTAACTAAACTTGGTTGGACAAGTAACCCTGCCTGGATTTTTTACGACTTAGTCACCAATGAGAGGTACGGACTAGGTGGTTATATTAAAGGCACTCAAATAGATAAGTGGACCTTATATCAAGTTGCTAGGTACTGTGACTCTGTTAACGAGGACGGAGACTTTGTAGGGGTTAAGACAGGCTTCCGTGATGCAGTTACAGGGGAGGACACGTACGAACCTAGGTTCGCTATGAACCTTTATATACAGCAACAACAAGAGGCTATAAAAGTAATACAGGATATAGCTTTTGCCTTCAGAGGTTTAGTATACTGGGCAGCGGGGCAGCTTGTGCCTGTACAAGACGCGCCTAAGACAGCTTCAAAACTCTTTTCAGCTGCTAATGTAATTGATGGTGCCTTCCAATATACAGGTACCGCTCAGAAGGCTAGAAAGACTGTTGCACTAGTTTCTTGGAATGACCCCGAGGATATGTACCGTGCTAAAATGGAGTACGTTGAAGACCGCGAGGGGATAGATAGGTACGGTATCCGCAAGACAAGTATAACAAGTTTTGGATGTACGTCCCGAGGACAGGCTCATCGTATAGGGTTGTGGACTTTGTTCACGAATAGGCTTGAAACAGAACTTTTAGCTTTTAAAACGGGAATTGAGGCAGCTGCGCTGCGTCCTGGAGACCTAGTATTGATAGCAGACCCAACTCGCGCTGGAAAGCGCCTAGGGGGTAGGACTAAGGTAGTAGAGGAGTCTTCAAAGACTAGGGTATACCTGGATGTACCTTTCACTCCTACTGGTGGGGTAGATTATACTTTAAACATTCTTCACTCTGAGGAGGCTTGTGTATACCCGCAGGAAACTTCTCCTGGTGTACCTCATCATAGTGCCGGGCAGATGTACTCTCCTAGTAACCCACATGAGTTAGTACCTGCAGAGGCTTGTATATCTGATGGGGGCCAATGGAACCCCTATTTATTTAATGAGTCTTATAAAGTAGAGCCAACTCCTTATGAGGAGACAGAGTACTTAGAAATACCTGCGGAAGATAGGATAGCTACTGAAGGTACTGGGCTGGAGTCAAACCCTTTTTCCATATATGACTCTTCAGCTAACTTTACAGAGAAATATTTAGGTAGAAGTATTGAAAACAGCACCACGGGTGATATGTCTACTGTATCACAAATTATTTCTCCTACAGAACTACATGTGGAAGTCACTGGTTTCGCCTCTGAGGGTGACCTTATTAAGTACCATCATGCATTATCCTACCTACCTAAAGCGGACTTTATGTACTTACTAGAGGAAGTGGGAGTAGTTGACGCCCAGGAATGGCGAGTTCTTGGAGTTGCTGAAGTTAAGAAAAACGAGTTCGCTGTAACTTGTATGGAGTACCAAGAGGATAAGTACCGCATTATTGAGGAGCGTTTAGACTTTGAAGAGTTAGATAGTAGACATATTAGTTCTATACCTAATACGTTAAAGGCCACTCCTCCTCCTGCGGATGTTGATATTGATGAAGCACTATATAAGTCTTCTGATAGTTCCTTAAAGAATAAAATGGTAGTTAGTTGGAGGGAGCCAGATAACTTCCCTTATATCAGAGACTACTTAGTGCAGTATAAGCCAGAGGGAGGGAACTGGGTTACTGCAGGAGTTACTGAGTTTACTACCTTAGACATTTTAGATGTCCCTGCAGGTACTTACACTGTTAGGATACGAGGTACTAGTGTTTTATTGGATAAAAGCTCTAGCTTTACTAAGGCGACTAAAACACTCGTAGGACTAGTAAGGCCCCCGGCTTCTGTAACACAATATTGTGCCGGGTACTCCTACGCGAGGACTGCTCTAGAGTGTACCTCTCAAGGAGCTTGCTCACAAACAGATGCGGGGTTCTCGGTTAACTCCCAAAGCATTTGTGAGGGGTTAAGGCCTTTAGACCCTGATACGGGGGTCTTAGTAGCTGATGAGGATACCTGTGTCAGTACTTTAGGACACGCTTGGGTGGGGGGAGTCTGTCAGGGCAGGTGGCAGTCTGATGGTAATACCTGGGAGACTAATAATAACAATTTCGTGGGTGTATCCGACTTTAAGCTAGGTACTAGCCTTAGATGGGAGCCCGTGCCTGATTTAGACTTAGCAGGATATGAGCTGCAACAAGGCCCTACCTGGGTATCTCCCGACGCCTTAACCTCTATTGATGTTCTAGAGGGAGGAGTGGGTTACTCAGTAGGGGATTCTATTGCAATCACTAGTACTACAGGAGGCTCAGGAGCAGTAGCTGAGGTACTAGCTGTGGACGTGAATGGTAGTATACTCACTGCTCTTGCGGAAGATAAGATGCCCCTAGGCACTAAGGTAATTGTAGGGGGTTCCGGATATAAAGCTGGAGCTGTAGAAGCTGTAGCGGCTAATGGGACAGGAGCTGTATTTGATATTGGGTCTGACAACGTAGGCTGTTGTAAATGCCGTTGTGTAGACAATAAACTGCTTATTAGAGAGAACTCTTTATCCTTTGGAATTGATGGAGGGTACTATCTGCCTGCAGGTGTACACACCTTTATGGTTAAAGCGGTAGATAATAGTGGTACATATTCCAATTATATAGGAGAGGTGTCTCTTGAAGTAAGCAGTCCTGATCCTGTGACTAACTTAACCTACTCTTTCGTAGGTGGTAATGTTTTACTAGAATGGGAGCCTCCTGTTTCTAGTTTTTACGCAGTCAAAGACTACGACTACGTCTACGGAAACGCTTGGGACTCTGAATCAAGTACTAGGGTGCATGTTAGTTCAAACAATGCAAGTATTAGTGTAAACTGGGGAGGTACTCGTACTTACTGGGTTACCCCCGAGGACCTTGCGGGTAATTTAGCTGTTCCCGTAAGTGTAGAGATAGAGATATTTAACCCTGGTTGGAGTACTTCGGAACCTATTTCACACAATATCAATAAGTTAGGGGTAGCCTCTTTATCTTGGGAGGTCCCTACAGAAGGTTCCTTACCTATCTCTAACTACGAGCTTAGGTACGGAGGAAGTACAGGGGACACTGCTACCTTAATTGGTTTAGTTAAAACTACTACGTACTCAGAGCAAGTATCCTGGGGACCTACAAGTAATGAACCTATAAGAGTATTCTGGGTTCGAGCTATTGATAGTGCAGGTAATATGAGCGAGTGGCAGCATCATCAAGTAGAAATTCGAGACCCTCTAGATCTAAAAACTTTAGACTACTCTTTAATAGGTCCGGACCAAGTGACTACTTGGACGAGCCAAGGAGTAGGCGACGAGGCTTACGATGAGAACATAGAATATTTATTACCTGTCGCACATTGGGAAGTACGAAGGGGTGCTAACTATAGTTCTGCCTTTGTTGTATCGGCTACTAAGTCTTCTCCTAGATATTCTGAGAAAGTAGAGTGGGGTGATGGTACTTCGGAGACTTATTGGGTAACTCCTATGGACTCCGCAGGGAATAAAGGGCCTTCTTCGAGCCTTCTAATTACAGTAAATAACCCTTCTATACCTTCTACAGTTTCTTACTCTATATCAGGTAACACTGCTACAATTTCGTGGGTGGCACCTAGTGCTGATTTAGATATTGTAGAATACGAGTTACGTAGTGGAGCAACTTGGGACTTTAATTTAGACGGTTCGGGTAATATGGCTATTACAAAGGCTTTAACCTTGAACCACACACTTAATGTAAACTGGAGGCCTTACGACCCTGATAACAATATTGATGATATATGGTTTTTTGTTCGCGCAATTGATTCTGCAGGTAATTATTCAGACGCTCCTGTCACTACTGTACATCCCGAGGGCTTAGGATATACCCACGCTAAAATTAATCAATTGGGTCAAGTAATAAACTTACGTAGTTCTTTTGTAGGTATAATGGTATTACTAACTTGGACGGCTCCTACTCTTGCAGGAGATGCTCTTAATAATTATCTGCCTGTTGACTTCTATGAAATCAGAGATGCTACAGGGGCTGTACTTAAAACTACGAAGTCCACTTCTTACTCTACCCCCGTTGACTGGGGTGCAGGGTTAAATAAAGAGTTTACAGTAGTAGCTAAGGATATGGGAGGAAACTATGGAGTACCTGTGGATATAGATATCGCAGTGACCCTTCCAGACGCCCCTAGTTCTTTAAATACCACCGCTGTGGATAATAATGTACTGATTAGATGGCCTAGTGCTTCTAATCCTGCTAAACTTGATATTATTAGTTATGAGGTTAGGAGGTGTCCAGATGGAAATCCTTCTTGTTCTTCAAGTAACTGGGAGGATTTATCTCCGGTATCTTCTACGGCAGGTATGTTTATATCGCATTTAGAGACCACAGGAGGTGCTTTTAAATACTGGTTAAGAGCCACGGATTCTGCAGGTAACGTTTCCGAAGCTATAAGTTCAATAGTGTTGGTCTCAGAGCCTCCTGACTTTATTTTGAAAGAGGATAGGTTATCCACTTTAGATGTTAGCGCACCTAGTAGTTATGAAGGCGAAGAGACCACTATAGAAACAACCGGTATACATAAAGGGGCTGTGTCTGCGTTCCTCCCTGTAGATGATTCTGAGACTTGGTCTCAACATTTTACTACTAATGGATATAATAGTCCTCAAGAGCAGGTAGATGCAGGTTTTGAATACTTCTTGGAGCCCTCCCAGACTTCCGCAGATTTTTGGCAAAAGTGGGATTTAGAAGTGTTGATAAACCCTAGTTCTATACAAGTAGGTATTGGACTAAGATTGTTAACAGGCACCGTTATACCTTCTACTACCATATACTATAGTGACTCAGACCCTGACGGAACTTCTTTAGAGAATACCGCTGGGTGGAATACTGCTTCAGGGTCTTCTACTATGGCAGGGCAGGCATTTAGGTATCTAAAAGTCCATACCGCCTTTAGTACTTCCGATAGAGGCTTGGCTGCTCTAGACGAATATAGAGTTAAAATAAGTCTTAAAAATATTACAGATTCTGGCACTACAAGTATATTAGGTACCTCAGGTCTATGTAATGAACTAAACTCAGGGGAGGAAGGAGCTCCTATGTATTATTTAAATGAATTAGGGCTAACACAACAGCCTGATAATGATATGGCTTTATGTTTAAGTGAAGGGGGCTCTTGGTATCCTACAAAGGATGATATGAAGGTAGTTAGAGTTTTCTTTAATAAACCTTTTAAGGATATCAACTATTTAAATACTTCGTACAAAACAGAGCTGGATGGGGAGGTAGTACCTTCCCGGTTCACTATATACGATTTCGAGGATGTTCCCAGCCCTTCTTTCTTTTATGCGTATATACTAGATAAAAATGATTACGGGTCTATTTCGGACCCTACAAAATCTTTTAATGGAATTTTAACTTGGAATAGTAGAGGAGTACAATAATGGCAGCAAACTGGAGTAAACCCACCCTAGATTCTTTATACACGGTATTTAGGGATGAGTTAATAGAGAGAGCGGATGATCACGCAAAAATGTTTAATAGTACTAATACCACTAACCTACCCCCGGGGGTAGTTAAGTGGAACGGTTCCGAGAATAAGTTCGATATAAAAATTCCTGCTGGCTGGGAAGACCTTAGTACCGAATATAAGATAAATGTAGAGAAACTAGGAGGGTTGACCTCTTCTGAATATACTAACACTGCTAGCTCCCAGAATATTACAGGGGCCAAGGTATTTACTAATAATACAGAAATTCAAGGTACTACTACTTTAAAAGGAGACGTCGTTTTAGGGGACTCTGCTAATAATGCAGTTACCTTTAATGCGAAAGTAGAAAACACTACATTTTCTGGGGATGTTACTTTGGAAGGGGTTAATACAGACCTAAGTGTAGGAGGAAACTCCGCTCTAGGAGGGACTTTAAGTGTTTCAGGAAACTCCGTTCTAGGAGGGACTTTAAGTGTGTCCAGTAACTTTTCAGTTAATGGACACACTACTCTAGGTAACGCTAGTTCCGATACTATTACGTTAACTGGAACAGTAGGTGCCACGACTTTTAATGGGGACGTTACTCTATCCGGTACAAGTACTGACTTAACAGTAGGAGGCGCAATCACAGTTGCGGGAGCCACTACCTTAAATGGTAATGTTACTTTAGGCAACGCAGCTGCAGATACTATATTAATTAACGGTGATATACACGGTGCAAGTAACACAGTGGATATTAAAGATGCCTTAAACTTATCAAGCACCTTAACAGTAGCTTCAACTGCAGACTTCAACTCTAGTATAACTACTAGAGCTATTACTATGGATAATGACTACCACTTTATTGCGGGTAGTAATGGTAACCATAATGGAGACTTTATCTGGTACTCCGAGACTGCGGGGGAATACTTTGAGATAAATGGGGGCACTGGAAATACGACCATACATGGAGTGAATAGTCAATTTACTATGCATGGGCAGGCAACTGTAGCAGGGGCATCGACTACTCCTTTGTATATGTATAACGATGGCAGGCTATACCTATCTAATACAGCAGAGGCAACAAGTCTTTCGGACAGCTCTGTATCCCTCACAGTTAAAGGTGGAGCAACAGTAGCTAAGAACTTATACGTCGGAGGAACTATTTATGAGAGTTCCGCAAGGGAGTTAAAAGAGAATATAGAACCACTCGTAGGTTCTTTGGGTAAAATTCGCCTACTTGAAGGGGTGTCTTATAACAAGATATCTAATGGGCAGAAAGAAATAGGGCTCATCGCAGATGAGGTTCTAAAAGTTATTCCTGAAGTAGTCAGTTCCAAAGACGGCAAAGCAGAGGCTCTACACTATAGTAGATTAACTGCCGTTTTAATAGAAGCTGTTAAGGAGTTAACAAATAAAGTAGAGTCTCTGGAAGCACAGATTCAAAGGAGTTAAAAAAATGGCTGCAGGAAATCATGATATAAAGATTGACCAAGGGTCTACTTATAATATGCAGATCGTATTAGAGGAAGAAGGTTCCCCTATTGATCTGTCAAACTATACTTTCGCCTCTCAGATTCGGAAGTCTCACTATGCTGAAAGTATAGCCGCTCAGTTTAATACTGAAATTGTAAATGGTCCTTTAGGTGCTTTTAACATCTATTTAACAGATATACAAAGTGCTGCATTAGATGCCTCATTTACGTACGTATATGATGTTGAGATCACTTCTAGTGGTGGGTCTGTTACGCGTGTTATCGAAGGCACTGTCTCCGTAAACCCAGAGGTAACAAGATGAGTATTACAGTAACCGTAACCGAATTGATTAGTAATGTAACCGTTACTAATAATGAAATCATTGCGACTACTATAACCAATATAGGAAATGCTAGGTATCTAGCTTTCGCCCCTCACGGGACAATAACCGCAACCAATGTACAAGGGGCTCTCGAACAGCTGGCAGATCAACAATTTGTTCAAGACGAGGAACCTAGTACCGCAACTGAAGGAGATTTATGGTACGACACAGGAGGAGACCAATTAATGGTTTATCGCGAAGTGTCCCCCGAAACCTTAGAGTGGAGAGTTTTGGCCCTAGCAGGTGGAAACGTTCCAGTTAATGGAGTTTATGATTATACAACCGTTGATATGGAGTCCCTAGACGGGGGGAACTATTAATTAAAACCGATATATATCGGATTTCAAAACATGCCTCTACATAGAGTTACGAGGAAAATATAGATGTCAAATTTAATAAAGATTAAACGTACCACAGGGCTTGTCCCTCCGGTAACAAACGCAACAGAGTTTGGGTTACTGTCCTATTCGGACGGAAATGAAACTCTTTACATAACAAAGGCCGATGGGAACATAACAGAACTCGGAGGGCAGGGCAAATTCTTTAAATTGGATGTAGCATCCAATGTAGTATTACAAGATTTCTTGATAGGTACAGGGGACGCATCTAGCGGCAACTCTAGGGCAGTACGTTTCAAGTCCGAAGGTAGCTCTAATAACTATGATGTTAGCTTGCTTGCTTCCGGCACTGATTTCGTTATTTACGACGCGGAGAACGATACCAATCAATTAGTTGTTCGTTCAGATGATGGAACAGGTGCCTCCTATGGTACTAGTTCTAAGTATGGTTATAGTCTAGACGGTACTATCATACTAGATAAGAAAGATATTAATAATAAGGTAAGTATCCGTAATGTGGACTTTATTACTAATACAGGTACGGGCAATGGGCTTAGTCTAGATTTAGGTACTTCCGGGTACTCCCTAACGTCAGCCGCAGGAGTCTCTCTTGTAGCGAACGGGGCTGCTGAAGACATTATTCTGGATTCTACGAATGGGTCTATACTTATAGATGGTGGTGAGAACGTAGAAGGTGCTGTCCAGTTAATAGCTAGTAATGGTATAGGTACTGCTACTGTTAAGATAGACTCAAGTGGTAGTTCGGCGCAAGCAATTGATATTACCTCCGCGGGTGGAGTGGATGTAAGTGCTCAAGGGGTTATTGATCTAACCTCTACTAACAATGGATCCGCGGTAACTATTGTTGAAAACGGAGGTAGTTCTGGTACTGTGCTAGTACGGGCTACTCAAGGTACGGGAGTAGACTCTGTTAAGGTAGACTCTGTAGCAGGTGGCGTTACTTTAAGTTCTACAGGTAATCGCGCAGATGCTATTTATATACACACTGACGGGGGGACCTCCGATACTATTCGTATACATTCGGATAAGGGAACTTCAAGCACGGATGGAAGTTCTGCTATTCAGTTAACCGCAGATGTAGGTGCAATTAACCTGCTATCTACCGGCAACAGTATAGATGCCATTAAACTGCATACAGACGGAGGCGTTTCTGAAACTATCTCTATATTAGCTAGTCAAGGTACTAGTGATAGCTCTGTAGATATAAGATCTGTATCTGGCGGAGTTAAAGTCGTATCTAGCAGAGATGCTGCGAACGCTATTAACCTTTTAGCAGATGGGGGTACTAGCGGTACTATTCTTTTAGAGAATACTTTAGGTACTGGTGCAGGTGCTATCGAGTTAAAAACTCTCGCAGGTGGTATTAGTTTAAACAATGATGCTGCGGGTAGTAATATTGATGTAGATTCCGCTGGAGGAGTAGGTATAACTGCTGCGGGAACTGTTGCAATTACTGCTAACAGTATTGTTCTTAGCTCTACTACTGCTTTGGATCTTGGGAGCACTGACTTATCCTTTAATACTGATACTGAGATTAAAACTACAGCAGGCACTCTAACTTTAGACGGTTTTGAGGGGGTTAAGCTACGCAAGGCAGGTGGCTTAGAGTTTGAGATCAATGGCAATGGTGATACTATTGTTTGGAATACTGGGGGTACGCGACAAGACCCTAACTTTGATGTTAAAGGGTGGGCTAGGCTACGTGGCGGTGTTACTTTTGGTAACCTAGAGTTTGATGGGTTAAATACAATAGACGCTATTACAGGGGATATTAATTTAAATGCCTCTGCTGCGGGTGAAGTTAATATCAATAAAGTTGATATTAATGATGGTAGCCTAACTAGTGTTACACTAAACGGTTCCACCCTTACAGATAATAATCTAGTATACTCTAGAGGGGACGTAAGTGTTCCTGCTAGTGCTCATACTGCCACTTCTTCTGGTACGGGCAATAAGACCTGGACTTTTGGAGGCACGCACGGATTACTGGAAGGTATGGCGGTTAAAGTAGGTAGTGAAGTTACTTCTATTTCTACAGTACTAAGTGATACAGTAGTAGAGGTTGTAGATGATATTTCGTCTCCTTTCAGTAACTTAATTGTTTACAAAGACTCAGACTTGTTCAAGGTGTCTAATGGAGCTGGAACAACTAACTTATCTATAGACAATAGAGGTAATGTTGAAATCTCTGGTAACACAGTTATTGGAGGAAGCCTCCAAGTTAATGGTGATATGACCACTATTAATTCCACTGTAGTTACCATTGATGACGCTACCTTCCGTCTCGGTGGAGACGAGACTCCTGTAGGAGAAACTTCACACGACTTAGGTATAGTCTTCCCTTATTATGACACGCAAGCTCGTATGGGCTTTATGGGTTGGGACGATGACAGAGAGAGTTATATATTTGCTTCTGACCATGTAGAAGGTGGTGTCATTAGCACTGTACAAGCAGCTACAATTTCCGCTAAAGAAGTTAAGTTAGGAGACGGGGAAACCACTATGGTTAACCGCTCTGAACAATGGCAGAAAGTATACGAGGAACTTTGGGTCAATCCTATAGGGGAGGGTACTTTGTCTGGAGAACGTGAAGTCCCTAACGACTTACTAGCGTCCCACGTAGGTAAGCACCTCACTGTTATTGATGATGCAGGTACTTATAAGTTTGAGATGACAAATGTTATTGATGGAGGAACTTACTAGTTAAGTAAAATATTAAGGGATAACGATTTCGTTATCCCTTTTTTTATGTGTGGGGTACGAAAAATACCTCTTGACATTTTGGTTAAAGTTAGGTATAATGGGTTTTAAAATTAGGGTTTAAAAAACTTACTCAGAGCATAAAAACTTAATAAAAGAACTGTTGAATACAGTATATAGGAGCGCAGTGTGGCAAGACAAAACCTGATCAAGCATATTAGATCTGCCGTTCAACACAATATACCTACTACCTCCCAATTAGAGTTAGGGGAGATAGGGCTCAATACGTATGATGGAAAAATATTTATCCATCAAACAGACGGAGTAACCCCTAGTATATCTGAAATTAGTATTGGAGAAGTATTCCAGCTAACTAATTTTAACGGGCACGTTCATTCTGTGTCAATTACAGGACAACAAGCTTACAATTTAATAAAGGACGGAACTACTATAGCAGTACGTTCTAGTACTGCTGCTAGCCACTTTCATGATGTTACTATTTCATACGACGCTGCAAACAAGACATTTGTTGCAGACACTATATCAGAACATGTAGGACATACTTTTGCTACCAGTGGTGGGGGACTTCCCGCACAGTCATCTAATAGTGGTAAATTTTTATCAACAAATGGTACTACAACTTCTTGGCAAAATCTTCCATCGACATTAACGGTCAAAGATGTTAGTGGTACTAATGTAATAACTGATGTATCCGAGATACGATTTGACGATGGAACTGGCTTTAATGTCACAGATTTAACAGGTGGAGCCGTTAAGGTATCTTTAGGTTCTCATTGGAAAGACCTGCTTATTGCTGGACAAACTACACTATCTCCTTCAGGAGAAGAAAGTCTACAAATTGTGGCAGGTAATAACGTTGTTATTACTACCGACAGTAGCACTACTCCAAAGCAATTAATCATAGGTCTAGAGGACGGGCATACTAATAGCTTTAGTACTTCTCAACCAGCGAACCCTACTTTAGGAGATGAGTGGTGGGATACCGACGACTCTTTACTATATAAATATATTCAAGACTCTGCCGGAGTTTCTCAGTGGTTCCCAGTATCTGGAGGTGGTGGAGATACTTCATCCTCCGTATCCACTCAACACGAGTTTATACTAGACTCAACTACTTCAGGGCAAACAAGCTTTGGTGTACCTTATGGCGCAAGCACCGTAACAGCAGTGTTCTTCAATGGACTTAGGCTAGCAGATGAAGATTTCACGGCTACCTTAGGCACTACAGTATCTTTAGTAGGGATTACTACTACTGACGGGGACGTTATTTCCATTATAGTGAACGAGGTATACTCCGGAAGTAACGCAGTACTTACTCAAACAGACTTTGTGGCTACTGCTGGGCAGACCGTGTTTACGGCAGACTACGCTATAGACAAAGAAGCTGTATATTTGAACGGGTTCCGATTACCTAAAGCGGATTATACAGCGGACAATGGCACTTCTATAACTTTGGTAGAAGCAGCTGCGGTAGGGGATGATATAATTATAGTTAGCTTCGGCCCTATTACACTTATAGATATAAACTTAGACGGAGGTGCTGCTAGTACAGTTTTCACTTCAAGCGACTTACAATATGATGGAGGCGCCGCATAATGGCAGCAAAAATTCAATTTAGAAGAGACACAGCAGCAAATTGGGCTTCTGTAAATCCGATACTCTCTCAAGGAGAGATAGGACAAGATACTAGCAATAGTATACTAAAAATAGGTGACGGTATTGCCCCTTGGGATAATTTACCTACTCTTACTATTTCAGAGTCTGCAATAGATACGAAGATATCAGACTTAGTAGGAGGAGCTCCTGGAGCCTTAGATACTCTAAATGAGCTGGCAGAAGCAATTAATGATGATGCTTCTTATGCTTCAACTGTTACTACAGCTCTAGGTACTAAAACAAATAAAACGTCTAATCAGTCTTTAAGCTCTTCAACGGATGCAATGACAATTAGTGACCATACAATCACTCTTACGAGAGGAGATGGGTCAACAGATGTAGTTACCATACCTGATAATAACACAACTTATTCTGTACAAGATGGTGAGTTATCGGAGAAGAGCTTCACTAGCGCTGAAAAGACTAAGTTAGGGAATATTGAGGATAGTGCTACAGCTGACCAGTCTGCCAGTGAGATTAAAACAGCTTACGAGTCTAATACAGATACTAATGAATTCAGTGATGCTGAACAGACTAAGTTAGATGGAATTGAAGCAAGTGCTGATGTTACAGATACCGCAAATGTTGTGGCTTCGTTAACAGCAGGGTCTAATGTTGCTATCTCTGCTGGCGGTACTATTAGTTCTACAGATACTAATACTACTTATTCAGTAGGCGATGGTGGACTAACGCAAGTTAACTTTACTACAGCTGATAACACTAAACTAGATGGTATAGCTACTTCAGCTAATAACTATTCTTTACCTGTAGCAGCTCCTACCGTTTTAGGCGGAGTTAAAGAAGGCGGAGATATTGCTATAGACG